GAGATGTGTATAAGAGACAGTTTCAGCTCTGAGTATCCGGTTTCGCGGTATTTCGGCACTGAGGTGCTGAGTCACGACAGCCAGGCACCCAACTTCATGCGCCTGAATGATGGCGCTCCGTTCCTCTTCAACCACAACCCCGACAAAGTCTTGGGCGTGGTTGAGCGGGCCTACTTGGATGAAGACAAAAAGCGTGCTTACGCAAAAATCCGTTTTTCGCGCTCTGATTTCGCCAAACAGTATCTAGATGACGTTAAAGACGGCATCTTGCGCGGTATTTCGTTTGGCTACTCAATCGATGAGGTTGAGCAACGCGAAGAGGGTGTGCTTGCTACTAGCTGGACGCCTCACGAATTGAGCCTTGTTTCGATCCCGGCTGACCCCACAATTGGAATCGGACGTTCACTTCTTTCGGAAGAGCCTGCTATGCCTGAATCTTCTCAACCTGAAGACACTACTATTACAAACGAAGCTCCTGTTGAAAAACAGGAAACTCGTTCAGCGGTCACGACCGCATCTACACCCACTTCTGTGATGGAAGATCAAACTCCCAACTTGGAGGTGATTCGGTCGGAGGCCAGAAAGGCCGAGAAAGACCGCGTTGCCGCTATCAATGCTCTCGGTGCTCAGCACCGCATGGCAGACCTAGCACAAGAGCTGATTGATGGAGACAGCTCCATTGACGAGGCTCGTGCTGCAATTCTCGAAAAACTAGGAACCCGCCAAGTGGAACAACCTATTCGTTCTGCCGACGTATCTTCCAATGATCTCGGCCTGTCCCAGAAAGAAGTCAAGCGCTTCAGCTTCATCCGCGCACTGAACTATCTCGCGAGCCCAGGCGATGCTCAGGCTCGTCAAGCAGCTGAATTTGAGATTGAAGTCGGACGCGAAAGCGCCAAAAAGTACGATCGTTCCTCCAACGGCATCGTGGTTCCTAACGAGGTGCTGCGTCGTGACTTGAATGTTGGCACTGCGACTGCTGGCGGCAACCTTGTTGACGATGTCCTGCTGAGTGGCAGCTTCATCGAATTGCTTCGCAATCGTCTTGCGTTGGCACAGGCCGGCATGACGACGCTGAGTGGAATCAATGGAAACATTTCAATTCCCAAACAAGACGGCAGTGCCAGTGCGTACTGGGTAGGCGAGGGATCTTCCCCTACCGAGTCTCAGCAAACCATTGCGCAGGTGAATCTTTCGCCTAAGACCTGTGGTGCTTTTACTGACTTCAGCCGGAAGCTTCTGCTTCAGTCTGATATCAGCGTTGAGCAAATGGTTCGTGATGACTTGGCCAAGGTGCTGGCTCTCGAACTAGATCGCGTTGGCTTGAACGGTTCTGGTTCTTCTAACCAGCCGCTGGGCATTATCAACACCACTGGCATCGGCACGGAGACCCTTACTTCCTTCGGCACCTTTGCTGAGTACATCGCAATGGAAACCGATGTTGCGGTGGCTAACGCTGATGCTGGCTCCCTGCGTTACATCATCAACGCTTCCGCTCGCGGCGCTCTCAAGAGCACTGAGAAGGCTTCTGGCACTGCTCAGTTCGTCTATGAGAACGACGAAATCAACGGTTATCCTGTGACCGTCTCAAACCAGCTCGCTAACAACGATGCTTTGTTTGGTGACTTCTCACAGCTGATCATGGCCATGTGGTCTGGTCTGGATCTGACTGTTGATCCTTATGCAGGCGCGACTGCAGGCACGGTTCGCATCATTGCTCTGCAAGATGTCGACTTTGCTGTTAAGCAGCCGGGCGCATTCTGCTATGGCACTTGATCCTCGTGATCTGTCACATCGTTTCTGACTCATGAAGATTGAAATTCTGAGGCCAGTAATGATTTCCGGAGAGCCCGCAGCAGCGGGCTCTATTTTGGAAGTCGAAGATGCTGCAGCTTGGACATTGTTGCGTCTTGGCAAGGCTGTCGAGCATCAAGAAGAGGCTGCAACGCCTGTTCCTGATGAAGAAGCCCCTGTTTGTCCACCTAAAAAGCCCACTACTCGCAAGAGGACTAAGGAATCATGAGCGTTGGCAACACCGGACGAACTATGACCGTCCTTTCGTTTGCGCCTAACGACGTTGTTACTGCAACTGGCAACGAAACAGGCGTTGACCTTCTGGACTATGAAGGTGACATCACCTTGATTCTTGATGCTGAAGCTGGCGGCTCTGGCATTACCTACGCCGTAAAGGTGCAAGACTCTGCCGACAACAGCACTTTTGCTGATGTCACGGATGCTGCATTTACCACCACCACTGCCAACACTGCTCTTGTCGAGAGCCTTGTCGTAAACTCTGATGAGATCAAGCGTTATGCGCGTGTTGTCATCACTGTCGCTGGCGGCACTGGTGCAGGTGCTGTAAGCGTTACTGGATTGGGTCGCAAGAAGTACAATTAATTAACACAAGGCTGGTTCAACAAGAGGCTGAAAACTATGGGTATTGGCAACACAAGGCGATCCTCAACTGTTTTAAGCTTTTTGTCGAACCGCCTTGTTTCAAGTTCGCTGCAAAGCGGCCCTTGGCTGGACTTGCGTGAGTACGAAGGTGACATTGTGTTTATTTTGGATTACGAGAGTCCTGGCTCTTCTCAGTATACGTTTACTTTCTCAGAGTCTGACGATGGGTCTGGTAGCAATAGTTCTAACTTCAAGGTCAGGACGACTAATCGGGGGGGCGAAGATACAGAGTTAATCATTTTTAAAGTTGACGAACTCAAGCGTTATGCACGTGTGACTGCTCGATCTTCAGGTGGCGCGGGCGCTGTAAGCATTACCGCCTTGGCTCGCAAAAAGTACACTTAATCTCCCATTGCTCCTGTGATTTGGGGGCTTTTTCATATGGCACTTGCATTCACAGAAGATTTAAACGCTTTTTTTGACACGCCAGGCTTCACAGTTCCTGTGGTCTTTGGCACCAAGACAGGCGTGGGGTACTTCGAGTCACCTAACGAAATCATCGCCGACGGCGTTGTATTGACGACTGACTACGCAGTGGTGGTCAAGACTTCAGATTTTTCGTCTGTAGGGCGAGGCGACACGATGACTGTGGACAAAGTGAACTACACAGTGCGAGAGCCAATGCTGCTTGATGACGGTAAAATCATGCGTGTGATGTTGATGAAGGACTGATGTCTGGTATCTACGGCAGTTGGGCTAGTCGTCGAGAGAACATTGTTGAGCTGGGCACGCTTACGACTACGACCTCGACTAATTCCGTAGAAGTTTCAGGCACGAAATTCACCTTTGCTCACACAATCGTCGGCACAAACATCAAGACGCTTGATGAGGGCAGCCTTGACGGAAGTAACTGGTTTGCTCTTGGAGACGAAAAGACCCATGAATCGACCGGGACATATGGACATAGTTACTTTCACAAGGTCGTGCGTTACGTCAGGAGCCGATGCACTGCTATCGGAGGCGGCGAAAGCGTCAACATATGGATGGGTTGTGACTAGCTGGATCGTGCAGAATAAGCGTGGGTCCGGCCTAGGCATATGACTACCAAGCGCGAGAACATCCTTGCTGCAATCAGAACTGCTTTGACGAGTACCACTGGTGTTGGCACGAGGATCTATCGGACTCGTGTTGATCCAGTCGCCAGGTCAGAGTCACCAGCAATCATCATCCAGCCCATCCGTGATGTCTGCGTTCAAAGCACGAGCCTGCCAAAACTAGATTGGACAATGACTGTCAGGATCACTGTTATCGAGAGAGCTGACATTCCTGATCAGGCTGCAGACGACACTGTTGAGTCGTTGCACAGTAAGATTATGGCCGATTTGACGCTTGGCGGATACGCACATGATGTTCTTCCTGTAAGGACAGAATTTGAATTTATTGAGGCTGACAAGCCGTCAGGTTTGATTAGTTGTGAATATGAGATCCGCTATCGAACAGAGGTTGACGATCTGACTCAATAAGCCGTTGCGGCTAGGCTAAACCTAACCACCCTCTCCACTTACCATGTTGGATGAACACAGCGGTCATGGCGGGAGCTACCTCCTTGATCCTGAATCAGGCGTGCGCACTTTGATTTCGCGGACGCAATCAACTCAACCATCACAGGAAACATCCGATGGCACTGCTACTACGCAAACGCCTGATACTGATCGAGACGGAGTCGACTTACGGGACGGATCCGACTCCTGACGGCGCTGATGCTGTACTGGTCAGGGATCTCAGCATCACTCCTCAAAGTAGTGATGTTGTAAGCCGTGATCTGATTCGTCCTTACTTGGGCGCATCACAGCAGCTGCTGGCCAACACTCGCGTTGAATGCACTTTCAGTGTTGAGCTAGTTGGTTCTGGAACTGCTGGCACGGCACCTCAGTACGGCAAAGCACTTAAAGCTTGTGGCCTTGCTGAGACGATCGTTGCTTCGACTAGTGTCACTTATGACCCTGTCAGCTCAAGCTTCGAGTCAGTTACCATCCACTACAACATTGATGGCGTCCGTCACAAGATGACTGGTTGCCGTGGCAGCGTTTCGCTGACTGCAAACGTTGGTGAGATTCCAACCCTGGACTTTACCTTCACCGGCATCTACAACGCTCCAGACGATACAGCGCTTCCGACGCCAACTTACGCGAATCAGGATGATCCGCTAATTTTCAAGAACGGCAATACCAGCAGCTTCCAGTTGCTGTCTTATGCCGGTGCTCTTCAGAACTTGTCATTCGACCTTGGGAACAGCACTGTCTACCGAGAGCTTGTCGGTGGCACCAAAGAAGTGCTGATCACTGATCGTCGCCCTGGTGGAAGCATTGTTTTGGAAGCCGTCACGATGGCAACTAAGAACTATTTCACCAGCATCACTGGCACTGCTACTGGCAATAACACGTTCCAGCATGGCCAAACTGCTGGCAATCGTTTTACGTTCAGCGCGCCTCAGACAGATCTTTCGTCTGTGAGTTACAGCGATTCTGACGGAATCCAGATGCTGAATTTTGACTACACAGCTGTGCCATCAACATCAGGCAACGACGACTATTCGCTTGCTCTCACATAGTGCGCTAAT